CTGCAAGCGAGCAGTGCTGACGGACCCGGATCGCCACTCGGAGGCGACGTGGGATCGCCGCGACAGGTCGACGCCAGCGGCACGACGAGTCGCAGCCTACTGGCGCAGCGTAGAGGAAAGGAAGGTGTAGCGATGAAGCCATTTGACCCAGACATCAAGGCATTGCGCGGCGCTATCCGCGCCCTCTCGTACTCATCGTCTCCTAGGATGTTGCGGGCAAACCTAGAGTTTCTGTGGGATAGGTTCGTCAATCATCCCAGCCAAACCGCCCTGGCGGGCGCGGACGAAAAGGTAACGAGATAGCATGTCCAGTACCCTCTCGGCTCCGCTCGTGGGCGCTGGCGCTCGGTGTCCTCGCCCTTGCTGTGATGCCGTGGGGTATGGAAGGAGATGTGGCTGATGATAACAACCCATTGTACTCATACGAACACTGCCGATCGACCTACTCAGAACTGTACGAGTTGCGGCCAGCAGGAACATGGCAGCGCCGCTTGCGTGAAGCCTCCGTGGGTTCCGCCTGCGTCTCGACTATGGCTATCCTATTTCGTTCTGAGTACGAGGATCGTGTAGATGTCCTTGCTCGACAAGCTGCTGCGTACCGTGAGGCGGTAGCAGCGCTTCGACATACGCCCACGAATCGGCGGGAAGATGTGGGATTGTTCGGGCTGTCAGTTAGTGAAGGGCTATCACCATCATCTAGAGGAGTGCTGGATAACTGGCCCGCCGGATACCACACCAGAGAAGGTGACAAGGAGAGAGTTGCGCCGCGTTCACCAGAAGATGCAGACCGTGACGGAGGCGGACGCGGCCCTAGCCCTCAACCTGCCGCATCAAGAGACGGCGACGGGGCTTGGCACTCCCTCCTCGCCGCCTATCCCTGGCCCACCGACCAAGCCGAGCGAGTGATGATGTGCGAGAGCGGAGGCAACCCGAACGCTATCAGTCCAGATGGGGAGAACATCGGTTTGATGCAGATCAATCTCATCCACGGCTATAGCGCCGAGTACCTATTAGTGCCGGAGAACAACGTGGCCGTAGCCTATGAGATTTGGCTGGATCAGGGCTGGCTCCCTTGGGCTTGCCGATAGTCCGACGAGAAAGGAGGTGATGCACATGGGAACGACCCCCAACGGTGATCCGGCAGAGGAAGAGGCGCAGCAGAGCGCACCGACGCCAGCGACCGAAGAGCCGGCAGAGTCCGGCGACCAGCCGGCGGAAGAGCCGCCCGCAGAGCAGCCAGCGGAGTAGCCTCTGGCGAACTGGCCCTGTGCGCGGGAGTGCGTACCGGGCCAGTGGCGAGGAGCTAGTCGGATGACGAAACGTAACTCCGCAGGGCGGGGCAGCAGTGCCATTGTGTACTGTGCGTGCAAGAGGAAGATGACGGGATGAGAATCTACCTCGCGGCCGCGTTCTCCCGCCGCGCCGAGCTGTCGGCCTACGCCGCCGAACTTCGCACCCTGGGACACGAAGTCACCTCCCGCTGGCACGAAGGCGAGCGCCACCAGGCGAGCGAGGAGGAGCTGCTGGGCGCGGACCAGACCACGGCCATCCGCCTCGCCTCCGAGGACTGGGACGACCTGGAGCGGGCCGAGCTGCTGATCGCCTTCACGGATGGCCAACAGCACCGCCACGGCGCCCGCCACGCCGAGTTCGGTCTGGCGCTGGGCCTGCACATGGTCTGCTGGATAGTCGGGCCCCGGGAGCATGTCTTTCATGCGCTGGCGGATCGTCAGTTTGCGAGCTGGCAGGAGGCGAAGGCCGCACTGTGAAGCCGTACTACCAGGACGAGGCGGTGACAATCTACCACGGGGACGCACTGGACGTGCTGCCACGCTTGCCCGCAGAGAGCATCGATCTTGTGATCGCTGATCCGCCGTATGGTATGGCGCTGTCGCCGCACGGCAGACGGAAGCAGCCCCTGCCGATGGACATGATCACGAATGATCATGAGGGGTTCGATCCGTTCGACCATCTTACGCTAGCGCTCAAGGCCCTGCGCAACAACCGCCATTTTTACGTGTTCGGCCCGTTCGATGTGAAGCGGCTCCATCAATGCGGCCCTTCATGCGAATTAATCTGGGACAAAGGGATGATGTCTGGCGGTAACACTGCTTTGCCCTGGGGTCCGGCGCACGAGCGGATCACGTTTGGCACGAGGTGTAGGTCAAAGGTCAATATCGCCGAGGGGTACGGTAAGGGTGCAGTGAGGATGCGGAGGGCATCCGTGTTGCGCTTCGATCGGCCGAACGCAGCACGCCCGCGCAATCATCTAGCCGAAAAGCCTGTAGCGCTATTGCGCGAACTGATTGAATCATCCTCGCGCATGGGCGAGACGGTGCTCGACCCATTCGTAAGGAGCGGCTCAACGTGCCTAGCGGCGAAGCTCGAAGGCCGTCGCGCCCATCGGCATCGAGATCGAAGAACGCTACCGGACGGCCTGACTGAAGACGAGATGGCCGAGCTCAGGGTACGACCGGGAGACCAGTACCTACCGCACGTACCGCTCGCGGCTGACGGCGAGAGGACTCGTCACGATCAGCGGCGGGCGCGTTGTGGCGAGCGACGTACTCTTCCCGGAGATCTAGTGGTGGCCCTAAGGCAGCCGGCGGCGAGCCGTTTAGCCCTGCGCTTTTGCCAGCGCCAGCACGTACATGATCTGGTCGATGCGCCCCTTCGGCAGCCGCTGGCCCCGCGCGTTCGCCTCAGCCAGCTCCGCGATCATCGCAGCAAAGTTGTGGCGCGCCTTCAGCGCGGCGATCTCTTCCAGCAGTCCCATCTCAGCCTTCTCCTCCGACACAAGCCGGGCGAACACCGCCCACTCGTCCAGCGCTGCGTGACCGACGGTGTAGAGGTTGCATCCCAGGAAACCCCGTCGGTCGCTCTCCTCGAACTGCGCCCGCACGTCCTCGGCGCCGATCTGATCGTAGGCCTGGATCGTCGGCAGCACGGCCTTGCCCTGGAAGTCCTGGCCGCTGTCGAGGCAGTCGCGGAAGGCGGCGACGACGAACCCTGGCGGTTGTGCTGGCCTGAACGCAGCCGGGTAGATCATAGGCATCACACCCGCGCAGCGGCCGATCAGCTCCCGCTGGTAGGGTAGGGTCGTGCGGTTGCCCCGCGTATCGACCGAAGCGTAGACCTCCACTCCGGGCGCGAGCCGTTCCAGCTCGTCCAGGAGCTGGCGCATCGGGAGCGCAGGTTGGCTCTCCCATTCCACCTCAGCGTTGACGACGGCGAAGCGGGCGCCGCGCTGGATGCCCTCCGCCAGGTAGCGCGCCTCCTGAAGCGGCTGTGCCGGGTAGACATACCGCTCCACGGCGACCGGCGCGCCGGCGGCCCTGAACGCCTGTAGCTGGTCCCAGTAGCGGGCCTTCACGATCACGCCGCCGCACTTCTTGGCGCGGTCTACGCAGGCCGCGAAGGGCAGCGCGCCGTACGCGTTCCACCAAGTCCAGAAGCCAGCGCCTTTCATGTCTCTCTCCTTCCGCTCCTTTCGCTCCTTCCGCACTGGTGCGCGACGCCCGCCCAGAACGCCAGCAGCCAGCCCAGGGGCACAAGCCCGGGCCAGCACACGAGCCAGAGCAGCGCAGGGGCGTCTGGCGGCATCCCGGCGCGCCAGGCGGCTTCCGCGACCGCCTCAGCCTCGGTCTGGACGCTCACAGCGCCTTCACCGCGTCCGACAGCCGGCACCCGTCCTCCACCCACGCGGCCCGCCGCGCCACGGTCAGCGCCAGCAGTTGCAGTCCCGCACTCCGCGAGAAGCCGATGAGCCGTTGCAGCGTGCCCAGCACGCGGAGTCCCCTGGCCAGCTCGTTAGCTTCCACCGCCCCCGCTCCCAGCTCCGTTGCCGCCGTTGCCGCTTCCGTTCGCAGCGGCCGCGTCCACCGCCGCTTGCTTGAGCACCTGCCAGCCGCCCAGCCCCAGGATGCCAGCCAGCGCGACGCCGACCAGCTCCGGGCTCTGGGTGAACGTCTCCGGCCGGATGGCGGCCAGGCCGAGCACGAGCCCGACGGCGTGGCTCATGGCGGCGACGGAGCCGATCAGCTTCCTCGATAGCAGTGCGTTCATTGGTCTAACCTCCCAAACTTCCCGAACATGAACCTATCGATCCTGTCGACCAAGTTCTCCATCGCGCGCGCTGTCCGCTGCTCCTCCGCCACCATCTGCTCCAGGTGCCGCCCCTGGCCTGCCAGCTCGTCCAGCATCCGGTCGATGCGCTGCTCCCGCCCTTTCATCACGTCAAGCAGCTTGCCCACCTCGCCGTTCGTCTTGCCATTGCGCCGGAGCACCCACCAGACGCCGCCGCCGCCGATGAGGACGGCCCCCATCATGCCTAGGTCGGCGAGCATCTTGATCGCCTCTAAGCTGGCAGATTGCAATACAAGTCCTTCCAATCACGTTCCCTCCGCTTTACTGAGCCACGCGCCGCACTTCGTGCAACGCGGACGAACGACGATGCGATAGGCGCCGTCCTTGCCCCTGAGCCAGTACCAGCGGCCCTCGTGCCGGCAGGGAAACAGGCGGCGCAGCATGGGCAGTCTCCATCAGATCACCTGCGCCAACAACCGCCGCCGGTCTTCTGCGGCAGGCAGCGCGATATAGTCCACCCCCATCGCCTCGGCATGGATGGCAGTGTTGCGCCAGGCTACAGCATTTGCGCCACGGGTAGCCCGCGTCCCAGGTTCCCAACTGTTCAGCCCGGCCTGTGACCAGGGGCTTCCATCAGGAGCCCGCCAGAACACGGCGCGCTGAGGAGTATAGTCATCCACAGGGCCGTAGTTGGTCTGTACTTCCTCTTTGTTGGTTGTCCCGCCGTCGGTGGACATGCCGTAGGGACTGAGGGTTTTCGCAGCAATAGTTGTCCTGGCCCAATCGAAGAGCACCACGACTTCGGGGTTTGCCATCGTGATATTCGTGGTCGTGAAGGTCTGGCGGTCTGTAGTGTTCGCATCAGTACGCGAGTCCAGGAATGTTGTGTCGCCGTCGGGCGGGTCTTCGTCTACAGAGTCGTGACGCGGGGCAGTAGGCGGTGCCCCTGCCTCGTCTGCATAATATTCGTTGTACGATGTGCCGTTGCCGGAGACGACAAGTTCCTGCCCGTTCAGCGTCGAGGCGTCGATACGTTCGTCAGTGTCGCTGAAAACGGCCAGCACTTCGCGGACAGAGAAGCTCCCGTTAGTGGGATCGGTATGCTCTCTGGACAGGATCACGGTATTAGGAGTTGCACCTACGGTAAAGCTGGAGGAATCGATCTCTAGCGTACTGCCGATCCAGACTCGCCCACGGGTAGGTGAAGCGATTTGGCGGCTGACACTGATATTGTAGGCCGTGCCAAAGGAAAGCAGGGTTGTGCCGGTGACAATCGCTCCAGACTCCACCTCAATGACATAGTTGGAACCCGACTTCTTGGCAAAGATTTCCAATCCAGCATAGTGGAACATCTTGCGCCTCGTGCCATCCGCCCAGCTCGCATGGTCGGTAACGGTCAGGCTGTTGACTCCCAGGAGCGAATAGCTCATCCCTGCCGACGTAGGACGGTTGGTCCAGATCGCGCCGGCGTAGATCGCATCTACACCGAAATCGAATGAGCAGGCACCCACACTGAGCGTTGGAGTACCATAGATTTCACCAGTGAACCAACCGTAATAGGGCAGATGCGAGCTTAGCCAGGCCAACGAGGCATATGCCTTACGTGTCGCCACGTAGAAACTCCTGGACGTTCTCAATCGGAATCTGCGGGCTGTATGCGTCCTGATAGAGAGGCAGGATGACGGCAGCGTCAGCGCGTACCAGGTCGGGGAACGGCCGGGCCTCAGCCGCCAGATCGTCGCGGGCGTCCGCAAGCCGCGCCATCCAGATGTAGCGCCCACTCGTCCTGACCCGTCGTGGCCCTGTCTGGCGGAACCGGGGGCGCATCGCCAGCACCAGTGCCTCCGGGATCGTCGCCCAGACGGGGAGCGCCGCCGTGGCTGGGAAGCGCAGCGCCATCAGCCGCAGTGCTTCGGCGAGCATCGGCACCATCGTCGCAGCGATGAACGCAGGCCCGCCAGGCTCGGCAATAGGGAGCGGCATGAGGTCGGCCACGTGGGTCATCAGGCCAGCCCCCATCGGGTATGGGTAGCCCGTAGGCACCTCGTAGTGCGCGAGGCGGCAGACAGCCGGTATGCCGGTGTCGCCTATGAAAACCTGCGCGAGTGCCATCCGTTAGTACGCCACTGCCGCTACGACATCCTGATCCCCGTAGACGTATGCCGACCCGCCGATGTTTTCAGCGTTACCCGCCGTCTGCCAGGCCTCCAGCGAGTCGCCGTCCGCCAGCGTTGTCTCCGTGAAGGCGTCAACGGCGGCATCGCGGCTCCCAGAGTTCACGGTGATGCTGGAGCCGGTGATGGCCGTGCCGTTCTTTCGCAGTTCGAAGGTCGCGTTGGCGGCCAGGTTGCTCTCGAAGCGGATATACCAGTTGTTGATTCGGACAGCTTCATTTGTCCAAGGACTCTTGTACACCCAGTCGTCGTCCAACGTAGCGTTGTTGGTCGCGGCAGGCAGGGCTTTCTTGAGGACGAGACGCAACGGCCCCCAGGGCACCTCGCCGATCTTGCCGGTGTGCGCAGCGTCCGTGTGATCAGGGTGTGCGGTAGCGCTCCCTTCGTGCGTCACAAGCTCTGTGCTGAGCGTGTAGCCCGTATGCGGGTCGGCAGCTCCGGTGTGGGCGCTATCGGCTGCCGCGTAATCGGTTGCCAGCTCATCGATAGCGGCCTGAACGGTGGTAGCGGCGACGCTGCCCGCTGGGACGTTACTGATCGCGCTCGCGTCGTGGGCGTCGACGGCATCCCCGAGGTGATCGCCGACCGGATCGTCCGTGAGGTCGGCGTAGGCGAGCACCTCCTGGACCCAGCCAGCCGCCAGCTTGCCGCCCGCGCCCGCCTTCGGGATTGCATTGGCTCCCGGCGTTGCCGTCGCTACTTCGTCGGCGCCACCGTGGGTGTGGCGCGAGGCATGGCCACTCACGTCCACGCCATCCACGGTCTTGCCCGCCGCCATGACGATGTTCTGCACCAATGTCAGATCTTGGTTCTGCTCGATGGTGAACGCAAGCTGCGAGAGCGCGCTGCCGTTCGGGACGGTGAAGAACTCCAGCCTGCTACCACGTGCCGTGGCAGTCCACGCCTCCGTCGTAATGGCGTCTATGTAAGGGCCACGCTTGAAACCCGACTGATAGCCATACCAAGCGAACTCGCCGATTATATCCTCGGCAAGTACATCGCTTGGGGCGGCGATGGTGCCTCGCGCACGGCCAATATGGAGGCCTGCGTTAGCAGCCGCGCCATAACCACGAGCGCGCACAATCGGGCCGCCGTCTTTTTCAACGGTGAGTATCCCCGAAACGTATGAAGCGAGGTGCGTGGCGAAGTCTGCCCACTTCGGGTCGAGCCCGTCAAAGTGGAAGAGCGCGCCCGCGAGCGACGGGATGGCTAGCCCAGCCCACTTCGGCGTCGCGTTGCCAACGATGATGAGGCCGCGCGATACGGCTGCCGCGAGGCTGTCGGCGTGATCCACGGAGAGAATGTTGTGGGCCTGGGCATGGTGCGGCGCGCTGTCGCCCACGGCCGTGTGCTCGGCTGGCGTCTGGTACTCCGCGTGCAGATCGCCGCTGGCGATGGCCCCGTGTGCGTGAGCGTGATCGCTGCGGGCTGGCGTCGTTGCGGTCCCATCCGCCTCGCTGGTGCCGACATCGACGGGATAACCAACTGCAGGTGCTGGAAATGGGTGTTGGTGGTCCGCGTGGGACGCGCTCGCCGAGACGCCATCGCTGGCGGCGTCCCCGATATCGATCTGTCCCGCAACTGGCCCCAGCCCCGGCGGGCTCGGGCTGCTGGCTGTCTGCTTCGCCGTCGACTGGCGCCACGTGCCGCCGCCCTCGCTCGTGAAGCGGAGGACGTCGCCCGCGACGGTGACGATGTTGGTCGCGTTGGCCAGGACGAGCGATGCGCCGTGCGTGATCGTCAGCGCGCCATCGAACTCGAGGATGAGCTCGACACCGGCAGGCCGCGACGCGATGGCCGTGATCGTCATCGTCCCCGTGACGTGGAAGTAGTGCCCGGCCACGCCGACGGCGAGCGTCGCCGCCGATGGCAGGTCCGCGCCCTTCGTCCAGAGATCCCCGCCCTGCGTCGTGCCGTCGTGCGTGTGCGTCTGCAGGGGCCCGACGACACCGCCGCCGCCGGCGTCCTGGCGCAGCCTGCCGCTGCTGAAGGCGCGTTCGATCAGCGGCCCGTACTTCTTCATCCATTCCAGGATGTAGCCGATGGTGCTGGGGACTTCGCCGCCGGGCCATCTCATGACGGGATCACCGCGATGCCGTGGGTCGTTTGCGGAACCACACCGAAGTCATAGCTCGTGTGACCCGAGAGTGGTAGGAGCGCATCGCTCACGTCCTGCCAGCCGAGACCGACACTCTTTACCACCTGGCTGATGTTGTTCGCGTTGTTCACGCCAGCGCCGAAGAGATAGAGCGCGCCCTCGGTGGGATTGAAGTCCAGTCCGCCGAAGTAGTTGTCCGTCGTCGCTGGCTGTGGCGGCTTATTGCCGAGTGCGTCGCTGACAGTCTGTGTCCACGTTTGTCCCTGATCGGTGCTCTCGTAGATTTGAATGTCGCAAGGAACAACGTCCCGATTTTCCCACATGATGAAGAGCCTGCCGCCGACGGGGTCGCCGACCGGCCCGTAGCCGAAGTCAACGCCCGCGCCTTGCTTCGCCTTCGTTAGTCGCGGCACCCAGGAGGCTCCGTTGTCGTCGCTCGTCCAGACGTTGAAGTCCCCGTTGCTTTCCTGCCATCCGATCTGGACGATCCGGTTGCTCGCCAGCATCATCCGATCGAACTTCTTGAAGGCGCCGCCGTTGACGAAGAGATTGTTCACGACATTCTTCGTCCAGTTGGCGCCGCGGTCCGTCGTGAACCACGTCACGCAGTTCTTCGATGTGCCGCCGCTTTTGCCCATGATGGCGATGCGGTTCGGGTTCGTCGGATGCGGGACGACGTGCATGATGCGCTGCTGGTTCACGGTATCCGTGTCGTCTTTGCTCTCCGTCCAGGTGTCGCCGCTGTCATCCGAATACCAGATCTCCATGTGGCTGCGCGGCGTGGTCCCGCCCACCTCACACGTCACGCCCCAGAGCCGGCCATCTGCGGCTCGACGGATGTCCTGCCAGGCACGCGTCAGACCGCCCGTGGTCGGTGCCCCATAGAGATCGTCCCAGGCCGCCCCGCCGTCTTTGGTGCGAACGGCGACAGCGTCGTCCTGGTTGTCCACGCCATCCAGCGGATACCAGAAGGCGAACCAGAGATCGGTTGTAATTGCGCGTATGAAGAAATCGTTCTTGGTGTCGAGGTTCGTTGGGAAGACGTGACTCTCGAAATTGCCCACGCCCTCGCGCCATGCGATGAACCGCTCCGTTGGCGAGCTGAGGAGGCCCCCGATGATCACCTTCGCCGCCGTGCTCATCTGCGCCACCGGCCCGATCGCTACATCCTTCCCCTGCGCGCCCACCACCGGCCACGCCGTCATGCCCGGCAGCACGGCGGCGACCGTCACCAGGTCATCGAAGCTCTTGACGATGGCGCCGTTACCCGCCGCGTCCTCGATCGCGAGCAGGTGGCATTCGACGGTCGTCAGCCCCTCAGCCTCCTCACGCATCCACAGCCCTTCATTCGGCGTGAAGCCAACGTCCAGCACGTTCGCCTGGAGGGTGCAGACCGGCACGCCGGTCGTGCCGTCGATGTGCCATACGTCGCGGTTGTTGAAGAGGGCGTGGAAGCGGCCTGGCCCTGTGTTCCCAGGCAGCACGACGCGCCCCGGCGTCGTCAGCCCCGCCGTGAGGCCCGTCGCGCGCTTCCAGTTGACCGGCTCGAAGGGCGAATTCGTCAGGTAGATCGGGCGAACGCCGGAGTCGGACGCAGTGTAGTTCTCCAGGATGATGATGAGCCCGCCGCCATCGCCACGGTCGACGGCATCGACGATGGCGAGGTTCGTGCTGCCGCTGCCGAGGTCGGTCTGCAGCTCGCCGCCGAAGACGGAGGCCAGGCCATGCACGCTGGTATCGAACCACCCGATGAACGGCCGCCCGTTGCCGACGACGCCGGTGCCGCCGAAAACCCAGGTCCCGCCGGCCCCCGGCAGGCCCAGCTTCTTGCCGATGATGGTCGAGAGCGAAAGCGATGTGCGGAAGTCGGCGATGAGCACGAAACTCGCGCCGTAGTCGGTCGAGACGTACAGATTGGCCTGCACGTCCAGCACCCAGACCTTCGACGGGTCGCGCCAGTCCCACTGCACATCGGCGATGGCAATACTGTTCGCCGCCTTCACCGAGGTGGGCGCCGTCACGCAGCCGTCGGTGGTGCGGTAGATCTGGCCGTTCAGCCGGCCGAACACGGCGTAGCCGGTGTGGACGCCGTCGGGCGGCGCAGCGGCGACCGTCGTAATGTCCGTGCCCGTCTGGAAGTTCCAGTTCTCGCCCCCGTCCATCGAGGCCGCGAAGCGCGTGCCCAGCGCCGCGAAGAGCGCCACGACGATCGCGTCCGTCCCTTCCGGCGTGACGTTGATCTCCTGTATCACCGTCGCCGTCAGCCCCGCTTCGTTCATCACGACCAGCGTCACCGTCAGCACGTCGCCCGACATGGCGGTCGGGTTGATCCGCACGGTAAACTTCTCGGCTGTCTGAGCATCGATGTCGGGCGAGTCGGCTGCGTCCTGATCGCCCGACCAATCGAAGGTCAGCACCTCATTGGCATTGTCCGGCTGGTAGCTGCCCGAGGCATCGAGCGTGACGAACGTGTAGCGCTGGGCGCCGAGAGGCTGGTTCTCCGCCGTGAAGGTGAACTGCGCGATCGGGTTGACGTTGATCGTGCCGCCGAACTGCGGGCCGCCGCGCAGGTCACAGACCGTGGTATCCGAAGCCGCGTTGTGCGTGATGCCCCAGATTAGCCAGTTCCCCGACACGCCCCACTCCGGCGCATCGATGTTGAGCGTCATCCCGATCTCCAGCTCCATGTCCATCGGGATGGTGACGCGGAACGATTGCGGTATCCGGCCGTGCTCACCGGCGATGCGGATCGCCGCCGCCAGCGCCTTCGCGGTGTCCCAGATCAGCGGGATGCTGAACGTATCAGGGATCTGTTTGCCGGCGGCCAGCGGCGGCTGCGCCAGCGAGGTGTCGGAGAGCGTGACCGTCGCGCTGATGTCCGTGCCGTCGGCCAGCCGGGCGCCCAGGACGGTGATCTGCGTGCGATACCAGCCGGGGTCTTCGGTCACGCCGCCTTCGAGGATGCGCATGGTCGGCGTGTCGGTGGTGCTGTACTTGCGGAAGTAGGACGCCGACGGCTGGCCCTCATAGCGCCCGACCACCACCTGGCCGCTGCCCGTCTCGCGCACGCGCAGGCCGTCGATCTTCATCAGCTCGGTGAGCTGCGCCATGCCGGTGCCGGCCATGAGGATCGCATCGACCGCCAGCGTGTACGCGGGCACGCCCGACAGGTCGTAGTTGAGGATGTTCACGTCGGCGAAGATCGCCGCGATCGCCTGCGCGACCGTCAGCCCGCCGACATCGCGCTCCACGTCGAAGGTCGCGCGCACCAGCTTCCACAGCTCGCCCGCGCAGTCGAGCTGCCCCTTCGCCACGCCCGGCCGGCCGCGCTGCTGCACCGTGCCGGTGAAGACGCGCCGCGAGAGGCCGTCGTAGCCCAGATCGACGTGAACCGGGTAGCCGTCCTTGATCCAGTCCACGCCCCGGTTCATCTCGAGCGTGCAGACCGGGCACGGCTGATCCAACGATTCCTGGTAGCGGATGTCGCCGATGCCGGGGATGCCCAGCGCCGTCGTCGGGTTCAACGGGATGATCGGGATGTTGGCGATACGGACGCGGTGGTAGGCGGTGCGGTTCGGGGCGAGGATGCGGTCCGCGAGTGTGTCGACCATCTATCTCAGCGGCCCAACAGCTAGCGTCCCAACAGGTGCAGCCAGACGTGGAAGCGCTCGCCCGCGCCCCCGGCCGGGTGCTGCGACCACGCCGGTGGCGCGGAGCTGATCCGCGCGGCCCGCACCTTCTTGCAGTAGACGCTGACGGTCCGTGCCCAGGCGTCGATGACGTCGAACTCCAGATTGTCCAGCGCCACGAGCTGGTCGCGCGTGGTCTTCGTGCACCAGAAGTGGAGCATCATCGGCTCCGCGCCATCTGCGCCCAGCGAGTATTTGCCGAGCCGGGTGTTGATCGTCGTCGCCGCCGTCGCCAGCGCTATCGGGTTGTGCTCGATGTACCGGCCCTCCTGCACTTCCGGCCAGGCGCTATCCGTTAGCGGCTCGTCGCCGCTGGGCAGCACTGTGCCGTTCACGGTCCAGCTCATGGCGAGAACACGCCTCCTCCGGCGAAGCTGCCTTGCAGCCCGGTCAGCCGCAGCGAGCCGTCCAGCTCATCTCTGATCTGGCGCGCCAGCTTGCGCATCTGCTGCTCGCCGATCTCCGAATCGGCCGTCACGTGGATCTCAATCTGGTTGACCACGCTGGGCCGTTGGGATGGCGGCGTGATCCGCTCGCCGCCATGGACGAGGGCGAGCATGGGCGCGCCCAGCGCCCCAGGCACGGTACCGCCGTGCCTGAAGGCGCCGCCGATGCGATGGCCGTCCTCCGTCCGCTCCGGCCCGCCGGGGACGGTACCCGGCCCGCCGCTTCCGATGAGCGGGATGTTTGGTATCTCGGGGCCGCCGCCGCCGAACGGATTCAGGAAGCCCGCCACGTCCTGCGCTTTGCGCAGCCCCTCCAGCATCGTGTTGATCCCGCCGATCACGGCATTCAGCGCATCGATGATTAGGTTTTTCGCCGCAATGAACGGCGTGGCCAGCGCGTCCTTGATCGCCGCTCCCGCCAGCTTGATGACCAGGCCGATGCCCTCAAGCTGTGTGCCGACCAGGTCCTTGATGAACGTCAGCCGATCGGCAACCAGGTTCTTTATCCCATCCCAGACGCCGCTCCAGTCGCCCTGCAGCAGCGCGCCAAAGATGCGGAACACGTCGCGCACCGTGTCGAGCGCGTTCTCCACCACCAGCCGGATCACCTCCAGCCGGTTCTCGATGATGGCTCTGATCGTATCCCAGTTCTCACGGATGAACTGCACGATGCCGCCGATGACCGCGACGATCACCTCGTCTACGAAGCCCAGCTTCTCATCGACCACGGCGGCGACGCGGTTGAAGACCTCCTCAGTCTTCGCCTTGATCTGATCCCAGTTCTTGCGCAGGAAGCCGATGGCCAGGATGATCCCGGCGATGGCCGCCACGGCCAGTGAGGCCGGCCCCAGGGCCAGAGCGACCGCTGCGCCGATGGCCACGATAGCGGCTACCATCGCGATCTTGTTCGTCAGAATGAATTCGAAGAGCGGCTTCAGCGTTTCCAGCCCGCTCTTGAACAAATCGAAAAATGTGCTGATCGTCCCCCGGTGCGCCTGCAGGAAGTCGGTGAAGCCGCGGATGGCGCCGACGACCTTCTCGCTGAAGAGCTGGGCGAAGCGCTCGATGTCGTCCTGGTGGCCGGCTAAGAAGTTGGCCAGCGCGGTGGCCGCCACAGTTAGGATGGGCAGCAGCGCCGTCCCGATCGCCTCCTTCACGTTGCCGATCTGGGTGCCAAGAATCTTCATCTTCCCAGCGAAGGTTTCGCCGGCGGCGCGCGCGCTGTTCCCGAACTCCGTCTGCAGCTCCTGCAGGATCACCTTCTGGGCAGACATGATGTCGCCAGACGCCACGAACGCCTTGATCTGTTTCTCCTGCGCATCCGTGAGCTGGACGCCGACGCGCCGCAGCGCCGTGACGCCGCCGATAGGATCGTTCAGCGCCTTGCCCAGCCGCATAGCAGCCTCTACTGGATCGCCGCCCAGCGCAGTCGCCATATCGAGCGCCGCTTCAGTCGCCTGCGGGAATACGTCCTTACCAACCTTTGTGAAGGTCAACAGCATGTTCTCGGCGGACTGGATCACCTCGTCGTCCACCGGGATGACACGCGACAGGCTGTTCGCCAGATCGGAGACGGCCTTTGCCGAGACGCCGGCCACGCCCTTCGTGGAGGCGAGCACGGCATTCGTCTGCGCCTGGATGCGCTGCGCTTCGGCGGCCTCCTGAACGAAGCCCTTCAGGGCGACAACGGCCACGCCCAGGCCGACGGCGGCGCCGGCTGCGCCTATCTTCAGGGCCGAGCCCAGTGTGCTCCCCAGGCCCGTCGCCTTGCCGCGCACGCGATCGAGCACGCCACTCGCATCGTCGCGGGCCTTGATGATAATCGCCAGTTCCGCCGCAGTCGCCATGTGTTAGTCCATCACCAGCGCTGGCCGTCGGACATCGCTTCCAGTATCTTCAACTGCCGCTCCAGCTCGAGCTCCTGTATCCAGCCGTTCACAAGCCCGAGCGCCTGCGAGACCGTGTGGGGCATCAGCCTCCACTCCGCGATCGTTGGCTTGACGCCGGCTGACACCATCTGCTGGGCCTCTACGATGGCTGCCCACTTGCGGCGTAGTCGCCCCGGTGGATGGCGGCCATATCGCTCTCCGCGATACCATCCCCGGAGCTCGGCGCTTCCCCCTCCGTGATGACGCTCAGCTCAACGATCTGCCGCGCCGCCCAGCGCCGCGTGTGGCGGTCCAGCTCGCTCTTCGTCTCATCGTCGCAGGGGATATCGTCGTAGTGAACCACACCCTTGCCCCGCCAGGAGACGAGCCCGTAGCGGATCAGCGTACCGACGTGGAGTCCGGTGAGCGGGTCGGCCGGCTGCGCCGCCGCCAGGCGCTCGGCCTCTTTCACGAGGTCGGACTTCTCGGCCTCTCCGTTTTCTTTTCCTTGCGGCGTCCCGCCAAAGCCCGCGACGGCCTGCAGCGCATCCAGCGTCTCCCCACCGTAGCGCAGCGCGTACTCCTTCACTGCCGCCGTCTCGGCCTCCTCCAGCTCGTCGTCCGAAAGACACCGGAACGACATGTAGCAGCCTCCCTGGTGTGGGATGGCCCGCTCTTCGGGTGGCATGTGCTTGACCAGCATCGTTCGCGTACCTCCTGAGAAACTAAGAAAGCGTGCCGGACAGGATGCAAGACCGCTCTCGCGGTTCACAACCTCCGGCACGCTCAAGGCACGCTCACAAGGGAGGTGGCGCGCGGCACGCAGCCCGCGCCGTATTCGGTTGTCGCTCTACGCTACCACCCGGCGCGGCGGGCTGTCAACCAAACTGGTGCGCAGACGCTCCCCATCCGAGATTACCCACACCCGCTTGCTGCAGCCCCGGCACTTCAGGCGCACCACGCCCGTGAAGAGGCCATCACAAAGGATCTCGCCGCACTCGCAGAAGGCCACGTGGAACGAACCCAAAGCTCACGGCTCCTCGTAGCCCTCATGCGAGACGCGCCGGTAGTACCAGACGCCGCCCAGCGTTTTATCGAGCGCCTCAGCCGCCTCCTGCGGATCGAACGGCTTGCAGGACCAGACGTTCGCCTCCGCCGCGCGCCCATGACCGTGGATGCCGATGTGGGATTCGGCGATCATCTGGATGGCATTGAACTCCTCTTCATCGATCGAGACGGTCTCAGCGCCAAAGGGCGTCATCTCCGTGGCCGCCACCAGCGCCCGGAGGGCGCTGCGTAGCCGTTCCTCCTGCGGCTGTGCCGGCAGGTGCGCGGCGAAGCGGTACTGAAACGGCCTTGGTGCCATCTACCCGAGCGTCGCTGCGCCATTGATCAGCACGGCGGCCGCGAAGTTCGTGTTGTCTGTCGACCCTTCGAGCGCCATGCGGATCACCCGCTGGCCGTCCTGGAGGTCGTCGGGGAAGACGCTGCCCGGCGTGTGCTTGAACAGCCCCTGCAGCTTGAGCGAGTCCGTCCCCACCACCGCGCGGATCTCGACCGCGCGCAGTGCCGCTGCCTCCGCCTTCGTCTTCTCCGTCGCCCACTGGCCGCCGGCCGTGGCCAGGATGACCAGCTCGAGCCCCAGCTTCACCTCGTTCCAGTCCAGCACATCGACGGTGAAGTCCAGGTCGGCGCGGGCGTCCGCAGTCATGAGAGGCTTGATGCCGCTCTCGATGGTGTGGCGCCAGCCGAGCACCTGGCCTGTGATGGCGGTCGTCCCCCGCGTCGCCCACGTGTCGTCGATGTAGACCTGCGACAGTGCCATCGGCGGGATGACGACCGAGGGCAGCGCCTGGGCGGCGGTCAGCGTCGACGACTGGATGCGCCGGCCGAAGCCGCGAGCGGCGAAGCGCAGCGCCTCGTTCTCGGCGCCGCTGATTTCGAGCGACTGGCACATGCCGTAGGCGAACTCGATGTCGTTCGGCGTGGCACCGTCCGTCTGCCGCACCTCGAAGGTCCGCGAGTCCAGGGTTGGGTCGGCGGTCGGGTCGCGGGTGTAGGTCCAGGTGTAGGGGCCGGCCCCGGCCGGCGAGACCGCGCCCTTGTAGACCATGGCCAAGAACTGTTGGAACTGGTTGTAGATGACCGGAGAATTGGCGATCTCCCACTCCATGCCGCGGTGCACAGCCAGCTCGTCGCCCGGGTTGGCGAGCAGCAGGCCCTTGATGATCTTCGGGCGGATGATGGCGTCGATCGGCCGCGTGGTGAAGCCCTCGACCGCGAACTTCGAGGTCGCGGCGACGGCCGTGCCCTTCGTGGCCTCGCGGCCGCTCTGGATGATGGTGAGTCCCTGGCTGTAGCTGGGCATGGCCTATTCCTCCTCGCTTGCTGGCGTGCGCTTCGCTCTCGGTGAACTCTCGCCTAGATGCTCGTAGAGGAGACAGGCATGGCCCGGCTCTGCGGCCGGGTGTTGACACGTGCGGAGCGAGCCCGTCACGCCGAACTGGGCATCAAGCCGCGCCTCCGCCGCCTCGAACTCCTCATCCGTCAGGTCGTGCGCCGGAACGCCCGTGATGTTCCTGCCCTCGCCGATGTACTTCCATGTCATGGCATCAACTCCTCCTACGCGCCGAAGGTGAACCCCTCGGCGAGCCACGCCTTCAAGCGGAATGTGGCAGCGATGTACTCCTGATCGCTGCCGCTGCCCGGCAGCACCACGTTCTCGAACGATACGGACTCAATGGGCGCGTATTGTACTGGCGGCTGCGCCAGGTCCAACACCAGCGCGTCATCGAACGCGTCGATCACCGGCTTGATCCATGCGCGGCGCGACCGCACGCTGTACTTCTGGTCGGCGCGCGCGAATAGCAGGTGCATGTTGATGAAGAAGGTGATGGTGCGAAGGCTGCTCGCGCGCACGACCTGGGCGAGGTCATCTTCGACGTTGACGAAGCTCGGAAACGTCAGGACACCCGTCGGCGGTTCGTCGTAGCACTTTAGATCGTTCTCACCTGTCGGCGGCGTGATCGCGTTCTGGATGATCACCAGTTGGTCAATGATGCCCTGTAGGTCGCCAGCCATCGCTCTCTCCGGCGAGCCTCCGCTACGCCACCATCGTGCTCCAGCGCACGAACGGCGCCAGGAGCTTCTCCACCACCGGATCGCTCCCACCGGCTAGCGGCGTCCCGGCAACGACCTGTCCCATGCCGGTCCCCCGCCGCGTCCAGTGCTTGCCCGCCAGCATCATCGTCGCGTCGCGCACCTGCGCCGGGTACTTGTAGCGGCTCACGGCGACCGCGCTGTGTGCCGCCCCCGTCGTCCCATTTACTGCGCGCACGACTGTCCAGAGCAGGGCTCCGGCATCCCCGGAAACGTAGACCTGCTCGTTCTCCAGTTTCAGCGTCTGGCCCACGGCGAGATCCGCGTCGGCGCTCACCGCGAGCGTGAGGTCCGCTCCCGCGTCGGCCAGCGTGCCGGTGATGGCCGTCCCCGAGGCCTCCACGGTCTCGGTGTCCTCGCTGTACCCCCAGCGCCCCGCGATCTCGACCAGCCGGGCCCGGCTGGTAAACGAGCTGCGCTGCCCGTTCACGCCGTCCAGCACCAGCCGGCTCCAGGGCGGCGCGTCTTCATCGACGTACCCGAAGCGCTTCAGGTAATAGTCCGTCGCCGCAGCCAGCGTCAGCTCGAACGTCCGGTTCCCGTCCTCGTCCAGCTTGATCGTCGTCACCGCCAATAGGTCTGGAATCGTGATGTAGTCGTGGCCATCGCCAGCGAAATAGCGCGTGTCCGTCGTGGCGTAGAAGCCGTCCGGCCGCCGCACGAGCTGGTCGACGTGGCGGGAAGCCGCCTCGATTGCGCGCTCGATCTCCGTCGCGTCTGAGGCATCGAGCGCAAGGTTGTTCACGAACTGGCGCCGGAAGGCATCAAGGTCGACGTAGAGGTTGCGCCCGACGCCCATCTAAGTGCTCCTGCTTTCCACGGCCTGCTTGAGCGAATCGCTGAAGTCGCGCGCGACGTCGTCCTTCCAGCCGGAGGTGGCAGCTTCGAAGAATGGACGCGCTGGCTGGCGCCTAGTCCCGCGCTCGCGCATTCCCAGGTATGCGGCTGGGCGGCCCTTGTAACCGATCTTGGCGAAGGCCTGGGTATTCGTCGAACGCACGGTGAGCACCTTCGCCGCGCGCTGACCGCCTCGCGTCTCGCCGACTGGTGTCCCCGCCTTCAGCCGCCGGGCGATCTTATTCGCTGTCGCGCGCAATTGTTTGCGCAATACGGCGCGCTGGATCTTCGGGGGCAGGCCCGCCAGCAGCCGCTCTACCTCACGGCTGTCGACCTGAATGCTGACGGCGGGCTGGGCCATCCACGTTACCGCCGGCCGCGAGGCTTCTTTTCAGATTCCTCGCCGGTCTCCTCCGCGCTGGCGGTCTCCTCGGCGGGAGCTGCGCTGACGGCGGGTGCCTCTTCTGGTTGTGGCGTGGGCTGTTCGGTTCTCGCGATCAGCCCGTACTTGGCCGCCTCCGCCGCCGGGATCTCGCCGCCCTTGGCGACCAGCAGACGCACGGCATGGGGGTCAGTCTCATCGCAGAGCTCGCCATCGGCGCTGACGCAGATGCGTTCCGGCGACACGTACATCGCGCCATCCGGCAGCTTGCGGAGCTCTTCGATCTTGAAGGCCATGATGAACTCCTCCGGGCGCCGGCTCTAATCGGCGCCGGTCGCGATCTCCTCCCAGGTGACGCCGAAGGCCACGAGGGGTGAGGCGCCGGCGGCCGTGGTCCCGTGCAGCGAGTACGTGCAGCCTGGCGGCAAGATGATGGCGCCGCCCACGTCCTCCACCACCTGCCACGGAGCGGTCGCAGTCGATGCGAGGGACGCCCCCAGCGAGCAGAACGGTCGGATGATTGCCGGCGCGACGGCGAGCGTGGCCGTGGTCAGCGCGACCCCCTGGCCCGATCCCCCGGTTACTCTGCCGGGACGCTCGGTGATCGCCGTGCCCGTCGGTGCAGCCGCAGAGGGGTCAAGGTTGACCAGATGCCAGACCACGCCCGCGCCGAGAGTGCCCGAGATGTAGGCCATCGAGGCGACGAGGATCGCGAGATCGACGGCCGAGCCGAGCGGGTTGTGCAGCGAGAACGCCGCAGTCGTGCCGATGGCGGTCCCCGGCGCCACGCCGGTCGCGGCCGTCGAGGCATGAAAGAGGCGGCCATCGATCGCGGCATCGTAGTACCGGCCGTGCTTGAGAGCTACGTCTTGTGCTGCCATTGCCTTCTCCTCCTTCAGCCGCGTCCTACGCCATCGGTACGATGACGTAGTAGGTGGTCACCTTCAGCGTGTTCAGGTTGGTGGCGTCTCCGGTGAACTCCGCGCCATCGTTGTCCAGCACGATTGCGGTGTTCGCCTCCGGTATCAAGTCGGCTACCGCCGGTAGTTCCCTTGCTGCGATGTCGGCAGCAGCATCGATCAGGCCGTCGGCCTGCGTCGTGATCAGCGCCGTCTGCGTGGTCTTATACGCCAGCACCAGGTCGCCATCGGCCGCCGCATCGTCATAGGCGGCGTTGCGGTCGAGCGAGTAGACGACCATCGTTGGCACGAGCGCCAGGCCCACGCCGGGCGCCGGCACCAGGTCGATGTTCGTAGCCGCCAGCGCCTTCACCTCCTGCGATGTGAGCCGCACGACCGTGAACAGCTCCGGCGTCGGTACGCCGATCGCGAGCGGTGCAACTGCCGGCTTTAGGATCGTGGCCATTGGGTTGCCTCCTTACGATCGTCCAGGCTTAGATCCCGGTGATCTGCGTGAACGCGGACGGCCGGTAGTGCACCACCGCGACCCGCAGGCCCGCGCGGATCGTCTGCCGGCCGTCCAGGAAGTCGTCGTTCACGAACCCGGTCAGCACCTCCAGGCCCTGGCGCACGTGCAGGCCGGAGAACCGCGCATAGTCGCCCGTGATCCCCGTGCCCTCGGTGACTGCGGTCGTCTCGATCACCGGCAGGCCCCAGATGCGCAGCGGCCCCGATTCCGACGGCGATCCCCAGATGTAGATGCCATCGGTCGTCTTGAGTAACCGGATCGGCTCCCAGTCGTTCGGGTGGATGATCACCACGTTCGGCTGCGATCGGCCAGTCACCCGCGCCGCCCTGATGCCCTTGTAGATGGCATCCGGCCGGCTGTCGGCGCCGAGCGCCTGCGTGTTGATGCCCGAGACATTGAGCGTGCCGAGTAGGTTCGGCGCGATGCCGTCGCCAACGAGGATCTGCGAGTCGAGCCGCTGGCGCACCATGAAGCCCAGCCGCCCGTCCAGGTATGCCCGTACGCCCACGACGTCGGCCAGCTGTTCGTCCGAGACAGGGATGCTCGTGCCGACCGAGCGCACCGTCTGCGAGCGCTCCGTGAACGCCAGCGCCGACTCGGCGTAGGCGGCGGACTCAGCGCGCTCGGCCCCGGCGTTCGTGAAGGTGGTCTCCTCCATGTAGACGATGGCCGCCTGCGTGGTGGGGAAGACCGGCAGCACGTCAGTCACCTCGATCTCGCGCTGCTCATCGAGGACGATCCGGCCCGTCCGCAACGACTCCGGCGCCCAGCCGGCCGTCGTGAGAAACTCTGCGTTAATCGGGCGCGGCAGGAGCTGTGAGACGTGGGCGGGCATGTCGGCTCGGGCGTTCTGGTGCGCCTTGGCCGCCGCGTAGAGGTCCGATTCCACGAACAGCTCGCCTAGGGACTTGTGCCGCTGCGGCTGGTTGCCGCCGCCAGGCGGCGCCCAGTCCTTCGGGTCCGCACCCGCCGGCTGCCGGCGCCGCTCGTCGTTCGAGTGCTTGATCGCGTCCAGCCCGTCGAAGTGCTGCTGGCGCTCGCCCAGCCAGTTCAGCTCCTCGTTGCGAGTGTTGATGTGCTGCGCGAGCTCGACGCCATTCTTGACCTCGACGCTCGTCACCTTTGACGGGTCAAGGTCCGCGCCGGCTTCCTCGAAGATGTTGTGCAACACCTCCGAGCGTTCGTCGAGCGCGATCCGGAGGTTCTCGCGACTCAGCGCCTCCACGTCTTCCTTGCGGTCGATGGTGATCTTGAGTGGCATCTTTTGCCCTCCCTTACACTCCCACGCCGATGCGGCGTGACTGATCGCGCTGATAGCCGAGCACGGCTCGGACCAGCTCCTCCGGCCGGTCTGCCGCCGGCCCCGGCGTGGGCGTCCCCTCGCCCCGGTCCTTGTTGCCCCCTACTAGGTGGGGTGGGCTGTTCTTGAAGATCGCCAGAATGCCCGGGTCGTAGCGGTTCTCCGCCGGCGTCTCCTGGGCGGCAATCTCATCCGCGAGCCCGGCCGCAACCGCCTCTTCGTCCGAGTACCAGGTCTCCTCACGCATCCGCTCGCGCCACTCGTCGACTTCGCCACCCGCCTTTTCCTGGAACATCTTGGCGATGTCGTCGCCGAAGTGGTCGAGCATCTCCGCCATCTTGCGCATGTCCTCGGCGTTGCCGACCATGATGTCCAGCGGTTCGTGAATCATCATCGTCGCGTGCCGCGCCATGACGACCTTCTCGGCTGCGAGCCCAACCCACGACGCAGCCGACGCCGCGAGACCATCGATGTGCGTCTCGATGGCTGCCGGATGCTCGACGAGAGCCGTGCGGATCGCGACGGCGTCCGAGATGGCGCCGCCTGGGCTGTTGATGCGCAGGAGGATGCGGGTCGCGTTGATCGCGCGCAGGTCGCGCACGAAGTCGGCGGCGGTCACGCCGCCGAACCAGGAGTCTCCGATCACGTCGTAGATGAAGACTTCGGCCTCGCCGTCCGCGAGGTTGCGCACGCTGTACCAGGAGCGCTGCGGGGCCGCGCCATTGCGGGCGCTGGCGAGAAGTCCGAGGTATCCGTTTGGCTTCAAAAGAGAAACGCCCCTGCAGCAGTAGGGGCGCTTGATGCTGCGGAGCGCTCGCTAGATGGCTATTCGATTACCCGTTCCTTCGAAGCGTAGGGGCTCGGCGGCAGTTTGTCAAGCGGTATCCGGTTGATGGCCTTACATTTCTCGCATTTCCGCCTGACCGCAACGCCCGGAGGGATGCGCCGCTCCGCCTCCACCTCGATGTCGAAGATCCTGTGGTCGCAGCGCCAGCAGCGAATGACGATCGGAGCCGCGCTCTCGGCCAGATCGTTCCCCTTCAAACCTCGGGATGCCTGCGCAGCTGTCGGTTCGGCAGGGCGATGCCGTTTCGCGGCTGCGGCTGCACGATCATCACAGGCTTGGGCATATCGGGCGGCACCAGCTTGACGAACTTGCAGTCCGAGAGCGGATACCAGACGAGCTCGCCAGTATCGGCAGCGGTAAGCAGCTCATCCTTCGTGACGGCCAGCACCCAGACAGCGTTGCCTTCCTTCGTCACTCCCTCGATTGTCACAGCGAACGGGATCATGACGAGCCTCCTTCGTCGTCCTCCGACTGCACTGTCACCGGCGCCAGGCCCGTGTGCCGCAGCTTGGCCGGGTCGAAGCCCGTCTCCGCCGCCGCCGCGTCCGGCTCCACGCCAGCGCGGATGAGCGCGCCATAGGCCTCGGCTTGCTTGGCGATCAACGACAGCCGCCGCTCCTCGTCCGTGGCCAGCGCGAGCTGCGAGAAGACGGTCTCATCCTCGCCGAAGGGCGGCTCGTCCTCCTGCGCCAGCACGCGCTCGATTGAGGTGGCGCCCATCATCAGGCGGTTCTTCTGGATCTCCGCCCGGTCCTTCGGCGACGCCGACAGAAGCGAGTCGAAGATGAACTTCACCTGCAGATCCGGCTCGACCCACTTCGTGATGTACTTCTGGTAGGCAGCCTGCCGGCGCTGCACGATCGGCCGCAGCGTGAACCGCTCCAGCCCGCGCGAGAACTCTGCTATCCCAGTGCCCCAGGTCGACGGCTTCTCGACCATGCCCGCCACGGTCGGCGGCACGCGCCACATGGCCAGTAGCACCTTGAAGACGAGATCGTTCTGTGCGACGAACTCGGCATCCGCCAGGCTCATCGATAGCCGCTCCAGCTTCAGATCCTTGCCGCCCAGCACGGCCACCCGCCCGGCGTTGCCAGCTCCGCCGTGCAAACGTTCCAGCCGCTGGGACAGTTCCACAGCCTCCGGTTCCGGGATGGTCTCGCCGGCGGTGAGCACAGCCGACGGGTTCAGGCCGCGCCCCATGAGCCGCGCGGCCGTCTCCTGGTATGCCAGCGATAGGCCCGCCAGCTCCGCTGCCATGCGCACGGGCGAGACGGGTTCCAGTTGGCCGGGCAGGGTGTAGAGCGGACAGTATGCGAACTCCGGGCGTTCGCCGGGACGATTCACGAGCTCGCCCTGACCGAGCGAGGTCAGCTTGAGGGCCACGCCCTCCGTGCGTTCCAGCTTCACGCCCGCCGGGTTGAGCGGCCAGCGCACATCGAGCCCACCGGCGCGGGTCCAGCCGAGCATCGTATAGCTGGCGCCCCAGAGCGCCATGCTCATCGTCTCTGTCGCCTCGATCCCGAAGCGCGTCTGGTCGGGGTTGGGCTCGTCGCTCCAAAGCGCGCGCAGCCGTTCCGGCTCCTGCGGCATCCGCGTCTGGTCGCCCTTCAGCACGAGGCGCATCACCAGCGACGCCACTTCATCGGCGAGCACGCTCGTTGCGATCCAGATCGCCGCCACGCGCAGCGCCGATGCCTCTTCGACGCGCTGGCCCGAGAGCGTGGCGAGGCCGCCTACATGGGCGATCTGGCCTGTCACCCCGGAGAACGCGGGGAGCGGGTTGCCCTGCTTCACGATCGAGAAGGCGTTGCGGGCTGCTTGTCTGAGTGCCGGCATCACTCACCTCCGATGTTCAGGTTGGCTACCAGTATCAAGTATACACCTGCCACCGCGATGCCGAGAGGCAGCCACCACAACGACGCGGCGGCGGCCAGCGCCGCGACGCCTGCGATCTCCGCCAGCCAACGTAGGCGGGCGGGGGTCACGCCTAACTCACCTCCGTCAGACAACCGGGGCCGTGGAGTGCGCTATGGGCGGCGAGCGGCGCGAACACGTTTCACGATGTCTCCAGATCAAAATTAGCGGCGTTAGCAATCGCGTGCCATGTTCTCTGCGATGATCCATTGAGATTAGACGAGGGGATTCGCAATGGCCGTATGCCGACTGCGAAGTCGAGATCGCGATCAAAATCCTTCAACCGTTGTTCTCGATCCTGATGGTGAAGTCCATCGCATTCAATCCCTATCGGATCACGGCCATCTATCAGGATGAGGAAATCCAACCTTCGCCATTTGCCGGGGGCATCGAACCCAGAACTGGGGAATATGGATTCCATCCTTGGTTGGTTCCGCATCAATCGCATTATTTAGACTCATCTCGATAGGCGTCATCGGCCACCGACAGGACCGATAGACATCGACGAAAAGACTCCAGTACTCGTCTAGGTCCTCGTCACAGCGGCGAAATAATTCCCGCTTTAGTTCTTCTATGGCGATGGAGTCGCGGGATATAATGGCGTCTTGCATTCTGGGGAGAAGCGGAGCCTGGTCAGGATAAAGAGATGGCCTCCTAAGCAGCAATTCGCCAGCTTCTACGGGCAGTCCTCGCAATGCGCCGTTTTTACGAGGCGCTGAAATCGGTTCATCTCCCAGGCAATCAACCACTTGCCCCCAAGTTTCGGGTGCCAATTGACCTAGCGACGCCTCTTTTCGCCAGGCCTCCCAGATTGCAAGGCACTGCCATTGCCAAACATCGTATTGCAAGAGGCGCGGATTCATCCTGGCTTCTCTTGGTCGGGAATGTACAACGAGATGCCCGTCCGTTGCGGCTTCGCCCCCAGCGCGACCGCATCCTGACGCGCCTGCCAGGACAGCGCCCCCGCGACGGCGGCGTCAATTTTGAGCGGGGAGTCCGAGCGTTCCTTCTGGATCACGTACATCAACTCGTCGTCATCATCCCGGAGGCTGAGCATGTGCTTCACGGCATTGGCGATCGCCGCGGCGAAGCGCGGGTCGCCGTCGTGTGAAAGGTCTCCCGCTTCAATCGCCGTGCGGTACTGCGCGATCGCGTGCGCCATCTTCCGGTACTGCGTCGTCGACCAGGAGATGACGCGCTCGCCCCCGAACTGCCCCGCCCACTTCGAGAGGTGCGTGCCCCATTTGTACGGGTCGGCGTACATCCGCCAGACCTGCCAACGCCCGAACGCTTCTTCAACGATCTGGTCTACCTCGGTCGTCGGGATCCAGAGCTCGCCGGTCGCAGCGTCCGGCAGGGGCTCCCAATAGCCCGTCACCCACTGGTAGCCTGATGCGACCTCCGTCCCGATGAGCGCGGTGTGGTCGCGGGAGAGCGAGCCATCGAAGCCGAGCGTGATCAGTGCGCCCGCCGGCACGGTGTAGCCGGCCTTGGTCAGCGCGGCGAACTTGTCGGCGTCGAACGGCTTGTCCTCCTCCGCGATGATCTGGTTGAGGTAGAAGCGCCGTGCCATCGCCGCCGTCGTGCGGGGGTCCCGGATCTCCCCGAGCAGCCGCTCCGGCTTTACCCAGGCTGAGTCACCCCGCGCGGCGATGATCCCGCGCGTCACGGCAGCGTCATCTTCGAGGTCGGTCTCCGGCGCTTCCAGGGAGTCGTAGAGGATGCCCGCCGCGCTCACCGGCACAAGCCCCTGCGCGACTTTCCTCCAGGCTTCGTAGTCATGCTCGGCATCCGAGTTCTCGCCGGGCGCGTGCGCATTCGAGATCGCCAGCACACGCGAGGAGCCATCCCGTGACTTCGCCGCGTTCCGCGCGATCACCTTCGCCATCTCGTGCCCTTCGTTGGGCCCGAGCCAGTGCATCGTCTCGTTCTTGAGGATAAACGTCGCCCGCCCACCCTCCAATGCCCGCGGCGAGCTGGTGACTGCCTCGATGCGCTTGCGGCCGGATTCGGCGTAGATGATCTCCTTGCCGAGGTCGATGCTGAACTCCTCAATGGCGCGCGGGCTGAGCATCCCCGGAAAGAGCGTCATGGTGTTGCGCGTCTGGTCACGCGAGACGGCTGCCGTCTGTACCCAGGCAGCGATGTGTGCCTCAGCGATGGGCAGGCCGCGTTCCCAGCGCGCGAAGCGACATGGCCCTAGGGCCTCGATGCAGCAGAGCGCCGCGCCGAGCGGGTCCTTCCCGTGACCCTTCATCCGCCGGAACATCCCGTAGCGCCATACGAACCGGCCCTCCGCGTCGATGGCGTACCACCACAGCACGAAGCGGGCTTGCTCGTCCGTGAACTTCCACGGCTGCCCGGCATCCGGGCCGTCCGGCTGCAAGAGGTAGTCCGCCGTCCAGCCGAGAATCTGCCAGCCCAGCGTGTGCTTCGGTAGCACGAACCCCGCGCGGTTGCGCTTCCAGGTGGGCCCAATGGTGATGGGCGCCGGCGTCCTCGTGCGACGACGGGGAGCGGTGGCGGTGGTCATCGTTTCATAGGAAGTAACGAATATCGACCGTCCTCTACCACCCAAGTGCGTATGCTTCGGTCGAACCATTGGCCCTTGATGACGATTTGAACACGGCAATTCGGACAGTAGCGGGCGCTGCGCCGATATACGAATGGGTGATCGCAGTCAGGGCACTCTAGAAAACCGCCAGCACCAGCGCCCGTCGTCATCGGGCCTTCTTTCCTCGCAGCCGTGTGCGGTAGTCGTCGATGGCCGCTGGCGCGCTACTGTCGCCAAGCTCCTGGCTCTCGTGTTCAACCCCCTGCCGTAGACGAGCGGACGGCGTGAGCCCAAGCTGCTTTCCCAAATCGCTCAGCGTCGCCTCGACTTCGCTACGCATCAGGAACAGGGGATTGCGAACCAGTCCATCGAGTCGGCCTTTCACCAGAAGCCCCGTTGCTTGCAGCTTGCCATCGATCTCGCACCAGTCCGACCACGCCCGGCAGTAGCGAATAAGCACAGCGCGGTCAACGACGGCAAGGAGGCCCATCGCTTCGATCTCAGGGACGATGCGGTCCCACTCGGCGACTGATTCGGCAGGCAGGTTATCAGGCATCTTGGGGCGCGAAACGCCGATGCGCTTTCCGCGATTGGAGCGGCGGTTGCGCCGCCTAGCGTATGGAATTGGCAGAGGGCCGCGCTCACCCACGGCTCGCCGCCTTCCGCTTCGAGCGGGGTAGTGCTGCTTCAGCTCGCGCCTTCTTCCCTGTGTATTCTTCCCATCTGCGCACGGCGACATCGACGTAGCGAGGCTCGATCTCCATCGCGTAGCAGCGCCGACCCTGGCGCTCGCAGGCGATCAGTGTCGTGCCGGAGCCGAGGAAGGGGTAGACGATATGCCCAGCGTCCGACGAATTAATGACGGCTCGCTCTACGAGTTCGACGGGCTTCATGGTCGGGTGTTCGGGCGACTTCGCTGGCCGGTCGATATTCCAGACCGTTGTCTGAGCGCGTCCTCCTCGGTAGCGGTGAGCGGCGTTCGGCACCCATCCGTAGAAGATCGGCTCGGCTTGCCAGTGGTAATCCACCCCCATCGGTGAGAACGTGGCATTATTCTTCACCCACTGGATCGTCTGATGCCAAATGCCCCGCTCCTTGAGCGCAAGTCCGAAGAGGACATGTAGCGGCCCCGGCGGGGCCGCTACATACCATGCGGCCCCGGCGAGGCATGACGCCAGCGCCAGATCAAACGACGCGCGAAGCATCGCCATGAGCGCGGGTTCATCGATGGTGTCATTAGTGAGGTTCTCCTCAATTCGATTGCTCGGAGCAATCGAATTGAGGAACTTGTTCTTATCACCCACGGCCACACCATAAGGCGGGTCAGTCCAGACGAGTTCGATGGTGGCCCCGCCCATCAGCCGCGCCACGTCCTCGGCCTTCGTCGAGTCGCCGCACAGTAGCCGGTGCTCCCCCAGCAGCCACAGGTCGCCAGGCTTCGTCTTGGCCTTCTTCGGCGGCTCCGGTACAGCGTCTGGGTCGGTCAAGCCAGGCGCAGCGGGCAGCTTGAGCATCGCCAGGAGCGCCTCGTCCGTCACCGTAATGTCAGCCAGCAGTTCCGCGAGCTTCGCCTTGTCTGTTATCGCCATCCCCGCCAGCGGGTCGAGCGCCGCGAGGATGATGCCCTCTTCGTTCTCGTCCAGATCAACATACACGACCGGGACGGAAGGCTCGCCGCGAGAGATGGCGAGCGCGATCCTGGCATGACCGTCGATGACGTACCCGGTCCGCTGGTTGACGATGATATTCTGCACCCAGCCGACTTCTGAGAGGACGCCCGCGAGTGCGTCCAGCTGTGTCTTCGGGTGCATACGCCAGTTGCGCGGGTTGGCTAGGAGCTGGTCGGGCGCTTCCTGGCCCTGCCCTACGATGCGGGAACGCCATTTCGCATCAGACACGGACTACCTCTAACACGATTGCCGAAAACCCGTACAGAACCGCGTCACAGAGATCGGAAG